CGTCGACGCCTTCGCGGCGGCGACATGGACGGCTTCCTGCGCGCCGCGTCCGAGTGGCGCGACGCCAACCCGGCGACCGAGCTGCGCGAGCCGGATCCGCTGCTGACCCCGCCCACGCGCGAGGGCCTGCAAGCCGCTGCAGACCGCGCCGCCGGCGTCGAGAAGGCCGACGCGGCCGAGCAGAAGCGCCTGGCCGACAAGGCCGCGGCCGACGCCCAGCGCGACGAGTTCACGCTCACCGGCAGCAACAGCGCGGCGGATCTGGCGGCCGCAGCTGGCCAGGGCTCGCTGTTCGAGCCCCGAGCGTCCTACCGGACGCGCATCACCGAGACGCTCAAGTTCCGGCGGTGGTTCGGCAACAGCAAGGTGGTCGACGCGCAGGGCAAGCCGCAGGTGGTCTACCACGGCACCCGCTATGTGCTCGGGCCCGACTATCGCATCACGGACCAGGGGTTCGAGGTCTTCAAGACCGGCGGCAAGGGCCGCGATACGTCTTACGGGCCGGGCGCCTACTTCGCCACCAATCCAAGGCAGGCGGACAGCTTTGCTGGCGCCTACCGGCGCGAGGGCGGGGGCTACCACCCGGCCAGCGAACACCAGGGCGGCCACGTCTACCCCGTCTACCTGTCCCTGCAGAACCCCATCGGCAGCACCGAGCTTGTGCGCAAGTTTGAGGCGCAGCTCAACGGGCGCGTGGTGGCGGACGACGACATTGGGCCGGAGATCGGCGCCTTTGCGCGCGGCCTCGGGCACGACGGCATCTACATCGACGAGCAGAAGGCCTGGATCGCCTTCAAGCCCGAGCAGATCAAGAGCGCCACGGGCAACAGTGGCGCCTTCAACCCGGCCGACCCGAGCATCGTGCGCGAGGACCGCGCGGCCTACAACACCGACCTGTTCGGCAACCCCGTCGAGTCTCCGGCGCCGCGCCGCGGCGCGCTGCGGCCTGTCCGGCGCGAAACGCCGACCGACACCGAGGCGCTGCCCGGGGACTACCAGGAGCGCACGATCGTCGGCACCGAGACCCGGCGCAAGCTGGGCGCCGCGACCATCAAGACGCCGGCCGACCTGGCCGCGGCCACGCGACACCTTTACAAGTCGGCGGTCGAGCGCCTGGACGGGATCGTGACCGACGCCCAGGGCAAGCCGCTGGCCGTGATCGGCGGATTCAAGGGCGCGCTGTCGCAGGTGGCGGTCTACCCGGCCACGCTGGTCGCGGAAGCGGTGCGCGTGCCCGGAGCCGCAAAGCTCTGGCTGTCGCACAACCACCCGAGCGGCACCGCCGAGCTGTCCGGGGCCGACGAGAGCATGGAGCAGAACATCCGCCGAGTGTTCGACGGAACGGGCATCGAGGTCGAGGGGATCGCGGCCATCGCTGGCGACCGCTACGCCTTCGCCGGCGGCAGCAAGTATTCGCGCGACAGCGGCAACATCCCGGCGCCCGGCGCGGCAGCCGACGTCCCCGTCATTGAGCGCGAGCTCGTGCCGGCTGCGGAGGGCAAGGGGCACAGCATCAACGAGCCGCGCAAGGCCAAGGCGGCAGCGCTGCGCTACTACCAGGCCGCGGGAAGCCGGCCCGGGATGCTGCTGATGGATGCCCAGCTCAAGCCTGTGGCCTACGTGCCGATCCCGACGGCGCTGGAGGGCAAGCTCAAGGGCACCGGAGGCCTGCGGGCGGTCTATCGCGCGATCAGCGAGGCCAATGCCGGCGCGGCCATCCTCGTCCACGGCGGCGAGCTTGACCGCAGCAACCCGAGGATGAACGTGCCGAGCATCGGCACCAACATCGCCCGAGCGCTGCGGCAGATCGACGTCAACGTCCTCGACGACATCAATGTCACCACGGGTCGGTCTCGCGCCGACGACGGTACGCTGGCGCCAGGCGGCGCCGTGTGGTCCGTGGCAGCCCTGACCGCGGGCGCCGGCGCCCTAGCGATGGCCGGGCAGGACGACGACGATGGCGAATCGTGAGTGGCGGGCAGTCTGCGCGCAGCTGGTGTCCGACGCGTCGACCGACGTCCGGCCGCGCCAGCTGCTGCGCGACTACACCTGGCCGCAGCGCGTGCCCCTGGACCAGCTGCAGCGCATCGTCGCGCGTGAGCTGCAAGAAGCGGCCGACCTAGCCAGAATCCACTTCCCCACCTGGAAATAGCCCGCGATGAGCGCACCACCACCAGCCGCACCCCTCGATGTCGTCACCCTGGCGATCGCCCTGATCACGGCGCTCCTGGGGCCCGGATCCGCGGCGATCGTCGGCCCCTACGTGGTGATCCTGCTGGGCGCCGTGATGGGCAGCGCCTGGAGCGCCAGCCGGCGCGAGACCGAGACCAGGCTGGCCACCGCGCGGCACATGTTCCTGCACGTGAGCCTGGCGCTGCTGGCCACCGTTCCGATCGCTCTCATGCTCGGGCGCTGGCTGGAGTTCGATGACCGCTGGCTGCTTGGGCCGGTGGCCGCCGTGATCGGCGGGATCGGCCACGACTGGCCGGCAGTGTTCCGATGGGCGCTGGACCTGGGCAAGCGCACCGTCGAATCCATCGCCCAGAGGAAGGCCGGAGGCCAGCAATGAGCTACGAGACCCTGCTCCTGACTGCCGCCGTGAACGCCCTGGTGTGCGCCGGCATCGTCTTCGTGTGCTTTTGCCGCGTCGGCGTGATGCGCAAGGACACCAAGACCATCTTCCGGGCGATCTACGTCCTGATGGGCACCGCGGCGCTGGCCTCGGCGCTGCAGCCGATCACCCCGCCGTTCTACAGCTGGCCCAGCACCGCCGACATCGCCAGCAATGCGGTCCTCCTGGTGTGGCTGGCGAGCGGCTGGAGTGCCTGGCGCGAGGCGCCGACCTACACCCGCAAGGGCGCGGCCGAGCCGGTCGCGCTGCGCGTCGATCAGCTGCGCCACGTGGCCGGCGGCCGGGGGTCGCCGTGAGCTCCAGGGTCGACGCGCAGATCGCCAGGCTGCAGGCTCGCGGCTGGGACTACGGGATCCCCTGGGAGGCCGTCGAGCTGATCGCGCGCTCCGAGGATTGCCGCCTGGCAGCCTATCAGTGCAGCGCCGGGGTCTGGACAATCGGCTGGGGCGAAACGGTCGGCATCACGCCGGACATGCGCTGGACCGAGGACCAGGCCGACGCCCGGTTCATGCAGCAGCTGCGCAGGTATGCGGCCCGCGTCGAGGCCCTGTGCGACGACGGCGCCAGGCCGAACGAGCTGGGGGCGATGACGTCCCTAGCCTACAACATCGGGCTGGGGGCCTTCGCGCGCTCCACCGTGCTGCGGTGCCACAAAGAGGGCCGGCGCGACGATGCGGCCCGGGCCTTCGGCCTCTGGAACAAGGCGCGCGTCGACGGGGTGCTCACCGAGTTGCGGGGCCTGACCCTGCGCCGCGGGCGTGAGGCCACGCTCTACCTGACGCCGGACGCCGACGGCCCGCAGCCGCGGATGCCGCAGGCGGTCGAGCCCGAGTCCACAATGGCCAAGAGCCCGATGGTCCGCGACGGCGCTGCGGCCACCGTCGGCGGCGCTGCGCTGGCTGTCGCGCCGCTGGCCGACCAGCTGGGTCAGGCCTCGGGCCTGGTGGCCACCATCAAGAGCTTCGCGCAGCAGGTGTCCGACTTCGTCGGCGTGCCGCTGCCCTACATCGCGGCCGGCGTCGTCGTCTACGCCGGCGTCAACGTGATCCGCTGGCGACTGCGCCAGCGGCAACAAGGATGGGCCTGACGGCCCGAAGGAGAACCCCGTGGATCTGATCACCCTCGGCCTGGGCTTCGCTGGCGGCCTGTTCGTCGGCGCCGCCGGCTATCGCTACCTGCTCAAGCGCGACCCGGCCAAGCTGGAAGCCTGGGCGCGCGAGATCAAGTCGCGCACGCGCGGCTGACGTGCTGGCCGCCCTCAAGCTGTTGGGCGGCATCCCACTCTGGGCCTGGGCGCTCGCTGCGCTCACGGCCTGGGGCGGGTTCCACCGCTGGCGCGCGATCGAAGCGCGCGCCGCCTTCGACCAGGCGCAGACCGCCGCCGCCGCCGAGCGCGCCGCGTCCGCCGCAGAATCCGAGCGCGAGACCGCGCGCCGGTTCAAGACCGTCCAAGAGGCCGCCGATGCTGCAACCCTTCAAGGCCGGCGCGATCGCGCTGCTGCTGGTGCTGCTGCCGCAGCTGCTGACCGCTTGCGCGCACGGCTCGCCGCTGTCGAGGCCGGCGCCAGGCCCGCAGATCCCCCCGCTTCCGGTGGTGGCGCGACAGCCGGCCCTGCCGTCAGAATGCTCTCCGACGTGCTCGGCCAATGCGTCGACCGTGTTCGACTCCTGGCTGATCACGCCGACCAATCCCGCACCGCCGGCCAGGCCTGCGAGCGGGCCTACGACGCGTTGACCACGAAGGGATCCCCATGAAGCACTCTCTCCTGCTGCTGGCGCTGCTGCCGGCCCTGGCGCACGCCACCGGCACGCCGACCCCAGACCCGGCGCCCGCGCCGACGTCGACCAGCTCCAGCGCCGCCGGCGCGGTGGCCGGCTCCAAGGCCAGCGCCGGCGCCTCGTCGGC